TTTCTGAGTTAATCATCCCCCACCCCTTAAGCCGCTAAATTAGCTCTTTGTTTACGATTGATTTTCTGTGTGCCGTGTGTTTCTCTAATCTTGTCGATTGAGTAACTACCACGGCCTTTTGATACGTGGTCTGATGGCTTGTAAAACCACATTTTTTTCTTACTCGCCCACTTGAAGCCAGCCTCTTTGATTATATCTTTATGGGGCTTAGTATCACCGCTCAACCACACCCAACTACCACAGATTTCAAACTCAAAATCAAGATGGATAACTTGACTTAAAGCCGTGAATATCTCTTCACCGTATGACGCTAAGTTGTCGCTGTTTTCTTGTGCGCTACCGCTTTCATCTTTCAACGTTGCGTAGGCTTCATTAACTAATTTCATCATCTCAAGCCCCGCTGGATTGCGGTCAGGGTGATACTTTGAGCAAGCTTGGCGATATGCTTTCTTGATTAGTTCAGGAGTGTACTCGCCTACAATGGCTAGGATATTTAACGCGTCATTCAGAATCATATCTATATCTCACTTAATTAACCCAGCCAATGTGCTGAGCATGAGGACATCTTAACACAAACTATCTCGGTGTCAACAAGAGAATGTAAATAACTTGCACCACAATACTAATAACATGAGGGGGGAATGATTAGGCTGCTATTAAATGACTGTCTTTTCCTATCAACTTCTTGTGATAAAAAAAGCCAATTCGTTTAAGAAAAGCGCTATTTAAAAAGGGGATGTCGGGGGTTTTGCGTCTGTAATTGTGATCCGGTCACACGAAACACTATCTAGGTATGGTTCAGCGACCACTTTCTCGAAACGACCCTTGTTTTTAACAAGCTTTTTTTTAAAAGAATTTTAATAGGGATAAAAATGTGGTCTTTGTGGTTCCCCCCTCTGTTGCCCTTATGTTTTGCTTTTATGTTTTTCGTAAGTTTTTTCGTAGACTTTGTAAGTTTCGTAAGTTTTTTCGTAATCTTTGTAAGTTTCGTAAGGTTCTGTTGACTTTTGTTTTTCTCTACTTTTTGGGACGAGGGGGTTTGGGGGGTTATCTAAAGATTTATTTATTAGAGGCTATTAGAGATGGTGCGCCTGACTGGAATCGAACCAGCGACATTGACTAGCGTTCAGTCTTAGCTGAACTTCAACTAACCACCCTCTAACCAGCTGAGGTACAGGCGCTTTAAACTTGAACTTGCCGGTAGTTCCGGATAGTTGTACTCTTGCTGTGGGATTCGGGGAAAGGCGCTAAGTGAAGAGTCCCACAATATACTCATTTGCTTGGGAGTAGTCTGCCCTGACAACCCCCATAGCTTGTGTGTAGGTTTTCACCTACGCCCTTATTTTACTGTTTTTAGTTCTACGATTGGGTCTTTCGGATTACCTACAAATTTATAATACTTTTCTATAGACTTGGCTTTAGTGGCTTTACCTAGAGGTGTATTGTAATACTTTTTATAGTAAGCCCAGATTGCGTCAACATCGTCTTTAGCTGGCAGTGCTTCCTTAACTCTAAGGTAATGAATTCTAGCCATAGCAGCAGCGTAATCGAGATCATAAATCATGCGGTCAGGTAGTGGAACTTGATTAATACCTAAGTTGTAACCTAGCGGATAAGTTAGGGCTGGTTTTCTAGCGATGTAGTTACGCCAGATATCATCATGCGTTAGTGGCTCCATTTGGAAAACTCCACACGCAGGGCCTTTGACTTGCTTTACATATTTACCCCCGTTTGATTCTACTGCGCAGGTAAACATTAGAAGCTCTTCGGCCTCGTCACTGTAATGTTTTATCATAGATAATGCTGGCTTTAGTATGTGTTCTCTAAACTGTTTTGAATCAAACATTCGCTATTAATCTCTCATAAACTATACTATTGTAATATAATTTTACAGGATAATACGCCTATGACAACTTCCAAATCGCGTACCCTAGCTAAAAAGATTTATGAAGGGATAAAGGATAAGTCCTATAGCCGATATAATGAAGAGGCGCATTGTGTAAGTGTTCTCGAAGTTATGAATAGTGAGCTACCTTTTTTAAGTGAATTTTGCAGAAAGAATAATATTGCTAGAGGTACGGCATGTAATTGGATTAAGAATAAGAAGATCTTTAAAAATTGCTACATGGTCGGATTAGAGTACGCATATTCTAATTGGATTCGTGAAGGTGAGGAAATGAAGGACAATGAAGAGTTCAATACTGGACATTGGAAGCATAAAGGTAAAGTTCTTTTCCAGATTGGAGAGAACAGACGCATTAGGTTAAATGTCAGGAAAGATGACACCCCATACGAGCAATATAAAACTATAATGGAATCGGCTGCCGATGGTGATTTTACAGCTACCGAATTAAAACAGGTAATGGAATCTGTCATGGTTGGAGCTAGAGCGTTTGAATCTGACGAGTTAGCCAAGCGCATAGATGAGATTGAATTAGACGTTGAAAAGGGGCAGCAGCATCATGAACAGGGTATCATCGCGGTTGAACAATTTAAGAAAGAGAATTAGTATTCCATATAGATTACAATATGTTGATAGAGTAGTAGAGCCAAAAGAATTTGAAGAAAAGGTTATTTATATTCATATAACAATATAAAGGATAAATGGTTATGAGTAGTTTCACTAAGTGGACAGGACAAGACGCAGCAAAACGCGCACAACAAGCATTGGAAAGAGATTTAGCGGAATCACATGCGCAACGAGAAGAGTTCAAAAAAGCAGAAGATACAGCCAACGCAGCTAAGACAGCTCAACAACAAAAGATCAATTCAAAGAGTGCTAACGCTGCTAGAAATTCTATGAGACGACCTGGATTTTTAGATTCTTCACAAGAAGGCATTTCTGACGTATTAGGATAAATATGAATTTAACTAAAGTAGATGATGGTAAATTACTTACTGAATTGACCGCCAGTTATAACAGTGCGAAAAGAGACGCTGATTTATGGGAGTCTATTTTAGAGGCTAGTTATCATTATGCAGTTCCGTTTAGAAATAGATTTTATTCACCTAAGCAGTTTCAAGGCGAGTTAAAAAATACACGATTGTATGACACTACTGCTGTAGAAGCTGCAAAGACATTCGTATCTAAAATTCATACTGCAATGACACCCCCTCAAGTTCAATGGGGATTCTTGCAGGTCAATAAATCTGAATTTGGAGACGCTCCACAATCACAAATTGACGATGCTCAAAGAAAAGTTGATGAGTATATGCGAGAGTTGTTTAGGTATATACATCGGTCAAATTTCGATACAGTAATCAATGAGTGTTATTTTGATTTATCTATTGGCACTTCTTGCTTAATCATAAATCAGCATACTGAAAAACAGCCGTTATTATTTACTTCGATACCAGCCGATAAACTAGCTATTGCTGAGGGCTTAGATGGTCGCGCTCACATATGGTTTAGAACTTGGGAAGATATCAAGGTTCGTGAATTAAAATCTCGTTGGAAGAAAGCTAGTAAGTCAGCGGATATGGAAAGTGCTTTGCTTAGTGATCCAAATGCTAAGGTAGCTAAGATTTATGAGGGTGTTCTTTACGATCCTAATCAAGCTAAGCCTTATACTTATGCTGTTTGGTGCGGAGATCATTTAATATTTGCTGAAGATTTAGATAGTAATCCAGCAATTGTATGGCGTTTTCAGAAAACTAATAATGAAGTTTGGGGGCGTGGCCCAGTAATGGAAGCATTACCTTCAATAATTTCATTACAAGAGATTGCTAGAATTGAATTAGCCTCTGCTAATCTAAATACTTTCAAGCCATACATGGGATTCTCTGATGGGGTATTCAACCCTTATACTTTTAAACTTGAACCATTCACAGTTATTCCTATTGCTCCTATCGGCACTGGTGGGCAATTGCCACTTGTACCCTTACCAGATTCATCTGCGCCTCAGTTCACACAGCTTGTCTCTTCAGACTTAAGAATGCAGATTAAGACATTAATGTTTGCTACTGACGGCTCAGAATCAGAATCAATACAGCCTCAAACAGCTACAGAGGTATCAATTAATCAGCAAAACTTAGCTCAAAAAATCGGGCCTTTGTTTAGCAGATTACAGTCTGAGTTTTTAGAGCCAGTTATTCAGCGTGTCTCTTATATCTTAGACAAGATGGGCATACTTCCAAAGCCAATGATTAATGGTAAAGAAGTTTCATTTGAATATAAATCACCACTAGCTTTGGCTCAAGGTCAGCAGCAAGTAGGCGTGTTCACTCAATTCACTCAATTATTGCAGGGTATTAGTGGGCCTGAGATGACTCAGATTTATTTAGATACTGAAGAAGTTCCTTGGTTACTAGCTGAGTTAATGCAAGTAGATGAAAGGTTCTTGAATAGCAGAGAAAAAGTGGCAGCAGGTTTAGAGAAACTTCAAGCTCAAGGTGAAGCGCAGCAAGAAGCCGAGGCACAAGAAGCAGCACAATCAGAGGCTCAATAATGGAAAAAAAAAAGAATGAGTTTATAGAGCCGGAGAATTATTGGGATGGTTATCAAGATAGCATTGATAAACAGGACGATAAAAAAGAGGGCTTAGCACTTGATGTATTGTGCTATGCCGTTTTCATGAAAGATGAGAATGGGAAAAAGTTGCTTGAACTATTCAATGAAAAATTCATTAATCCTTCATTGGTGCGTATTGGTTCAAACAACTATGAACAATCAATCACTTTTTTTGAAGGGTTTAAGCAAGCGTTTAGAACTATTAACGATTGCATTAAATCACATGAGCAACGAATCAAGGCGGATAATAAATAATGGATGAAACAGTAGAACCTCAAGAGCAAGCAGCACCAGAAAGGCCAGAATGGTTGCCTGAAAAATTTAAATCAGGTGAGGACATGGCCACTAGTTATAAGTACCTAGAGAACAAGCTAGGCACTGCCCCCAAGTCTTATGACATTTCTAAAGCAGATGGTTGGGTTAGCGCAGAAGATGACGATTTTAGAGCAATGTTAGATCTCGCTAAAGAGAAAAGTGTACCTCAAGAAGTCATTGATAAGATGCTTGATACCACTAGCCGTTATGCTAAAAATGAAGAAAACGATTTCAATAAAGAGATGGAAACACTCGGTGAAAATGTTGATGAACGACTAGATGTTTTAAAGAATTGGGCTAAGTCTAATTTAACTGAGGATTCTTTTTATGCTCTGACTGGCTCTATTAAAACAGCCGAGGGTATAAAAGCACTTGAGGAACTAAGAGGAATGAGTATGGATAATACAACTGTGATACCAACTGGCAAAGAGAGTTCATCTACTGCTGAATCAATTACTGAGATTACTGCTGACATGAGTAATAACATGGATAAATATAAGTCCGATCCTAAGTTCAGGAATGAGATTAGAGTCAGAATGGAAAAAGCACAGACTTCAGGCTATGTTGACAAAAGTTCTGCATAGACTATTCTATACACAACATGAAGGATAACTTGTTTACTTAGCCCGTTTCGGATAACTAAACACGACGCAAGCCCTTATTAGAGTTGAACAAACTTCAAATAAACTAATAGGGGAATGCAATGTCACAATCATTGACAGCAGTACAACAAATTGAATTTGATGCGATGGTGAAAGCCGAATACGCATCTAAAGGTTTCAGATTACGCGATTCTGTTCGTATGAAGCATGATGTAGTTGGTGCTAGTGTTGACTTCCGTAAGGTCGGTCAAATAGTATCCGTTGAAACTGCTTACCAACAATCTGTAACTCCACAAGATCCTAACTACTCTAAAGCTACAGCTACATTAGCTAAGTATACTACTCCTACAGCAGTAGATTCAGTTCAAGAGTTAACAGTAAACTTTGATAGTAAAATGGAAAATGCAATGCTTGTTGCTGATGCAATGGGTCGTCGTAGTGACCAAATTACAATTGATGCTTTAGTTGCTGACCCTGCTGAGACTATTGTTAATGGCGGCACGAATATGACTTACGCTAAGTATATTCAAGCTATTGAGTTCTTTGAAGACAACGCTGTTCCAATTCCTGAACGTTATATGGCAATGAGCGGTAACAACTTCCGTAAATTACTAGAAGCTCAAGAATTCACATCTACTTTCTACACAGCTAACCGTGTATTAGATAAAGGTATGATTCGTGAGTACTTAGGAATTAACATCGTAGTTATTCCAACAATGCTAGAAGGTGGTTTACCTAAAGCTGGTAACATTCGTACAGCACTTGCTTGGCATAAAATGTCTACAGGTATGGGTATTGGTCATAACTTCAGAACTGAAATTAACTATATCCCTGAGAAAACTTCATGGTTGGTTAATGGCATATTCTCTGCCGGTGCTGTGGTTGTTGATAATTTAGGCGTATTGGCCATTGCTTGCGATGAAAGCGCATAATTTATACTAATATAGTTTTATGCTTGTTTAGATACTGAATGGCGACTTTCATTAATTTGATGTCGTCATTAAAGAAACCGAGTGCAGAATTACAGGAAGCACAAAGGAATTCTCTGGCTTTGCCTGAATCATGGCAATGGTCTAAATACAAAGAGCGATTCTTTTTGGCTTTGCCTTTAAATTCTTGCTGAGGTTTTTTACAAATAGCACATAGGTTTTTTTGCTTTTTAAGCATGGTTTCTTGTTCTTGATGAGTAAGGCCGAATTTTCTTTTGTAAAGTTGTTTTTTACGAAGTGGCCATAGCTTTACATTTTGAGCATTAATCTTTGCTGGACAATAGTTTTTCTTTTTGTTTGCAGATGAGCATTGCCTGCACCTAAACTGATTACGTTGTTCGCTAAGGCATTGTAATCTTGTTAAAAGACCGTGTTTGGAGCAACGTTTAACGGCCCATACAGGAAGAACTTCTATATATTGTTTAACCTTATATTTAGTTCTTTCACGCATGTGTTCTAAGCAAATAACACGCTTTTGATAACGTAGGTTTTCACAGAATGGGGCTTTGCATTGATTTGTCATTTATACTCTCCAGTATACTCATGATAGAACAAAGCCAAGCTAGTGAGTGCCAGCTGTTCGGGTGCTACCCTAGACTTTGTGTATGCTATAGTAACATTAATCTAATAAATTTGGAGATATAGAAATGGCTTTTGATAAAGATAACTGGGCTAGACAGTCCGATGCTATGAACACTGGTGGTATTACGGTTGATGCTGTTATTTATAACGCACCTGCTGTATTCACTTATCGTAGTGCTGGTGATAACTCAGCTACTATAGCTGGTGCAGATTACTTTGCTAACGCACGTTATGACTTAGCTGTTGGTGACATTATCGACGCTCAGGGTAGTGATACTCTAGCTAGATTAAGTGTTGCTGCTGTTAGTCGTACTGCTGGAACAATTACAACTACTATTCAATCTGTAACTACTGTTGCTAGTGACTCAATTACTTCAGCTAAGATGGATCCATTATTGCTTAAGTATGTTGCTGTTGCTGTGAGTGCTTCTGCATTTAACGGTATGTATGTAACACCGATTCAATTAGTTGCTGCTGGTGGTGCTGATACATTATTAGTTCTTGATAGAGTTCAACTATTAGAAACTTATAATTCTGCTGCATATGCTGCTGGTGGTGTCATAGCTGTTCAGTATGATAATACAGCTAATGGTGCTGGTGTAATCGCATCTACAACTTTAGCTGCTGCAACCTTCCAAGGTACAGTAAGTGAAGCATTTGCATTAAATGCTGGTGTTGTTGACCAACCATTCTCAACTGCTGTAAATAAAGGTTTATTCCTTTCTAACGTTACTCAAGCATTCACTACTGGTGATTCTGCTATGGTTGCGCATGTTTGGTATAAAGAAATTCCTAGCGTTTAATTGGTATTTCGAATTAGCACCTGCTTATGTGGGTGCTTTTTTATAGGGGTGTTGCATGAATTCTTTAGCTTCAAAAACAAGAATAATCAGTTTAGCTATAGGATTGATGGGTCATAAACCTATACAGTCATTAGAGAACGCTGATGATTTAGTAGTAAGTGCAGAACAAGCATTTGATTTATTATTACCTTCAGTACTATCTAAAATACCTTGGCGTTTTGCTACGCAGATTGCCCAGTTAAGTAAATTAAATATCCCACCAGTTTCTAAGGCTTGGAGTTATGTTTATTCATTGCCTGCTGGATGGTTAAAAACTATAAGAATGCATCCTCAGACTTACGCTTGGGACATATACGAGAATAAGCAGATGTACACAAATTTCAATGGTGAATGGTATATGGAATATGTATTTCAGCCAGACACACAATTGTTACCTGAAAGTTTTGTTGAATATTTTATATATGAGATCGCATGTTTTCTAGCGTTAAGCTCAGCACAAAGCACAGGTTACTATCAGATTTTAGAAGCTAAAAGGATTCAACTACAGGCATTTGCAAGTGCTTCTGACGCACAGAACCGACCACAAGGTTCACAAATTCTGTTCCCAGTATTAGCAAATAGAAACATAGCTACTTCAGAATATTCCTTTAATTAAAGGTGAGTCATGGCAATAACTTATTGGACACAAGACGTATTTTCGCAGGGTGAGTTATCGCCGTTAATGTATTCACGAGTTACAGTAACTCAATATTTTAATTCGATGAAGACCGCCAAAAACGTTTTTACTATCCCTCAAGGCGGAGCGACTAAAAGATTTGGTACGAAGTTTCTGAATCAGATCTTAGGTGAGACTGATTACAAAAATACTTTTTTTAAGTCTTGGCAATATTTAGATGAATGTACTTATATTGTTGTAGCACTGCCAGGATGTTTTGATTATTATCTTGAGGGAACACTTCAAGAAAGATTACCTGTTGTATTAGAAGCTGATGAGATTAGAGTATTTGATTATACAGTTTTAGATGCTCGCTTTAGAGTAACAACTGGATTGAGAAAGCCATTTGATATGGTTAGAACTAATTTTGATGCTAAGACTGTTAATGGTTTTACTGCAAGTACATTAACTGTTACTACTTCAGTTCTTGTTGTGGGCCGTGTTGCACCAATTGTATTTACTGGTGGTGTTGCGCCTCTTAGTGTGCCAGTTATAGTATTAGGAACTCAGTATTTTTCACGAGTAATAACGACAAATTCTTTTGCTGTATATGCCACCGCAGCAGATGCTAATGCTGATGTAAATAGAAACGCAATTACTAATGCTGGTACAACTGTTACAGCCACATTTGACTACACAGGAATAATATTAGGTTTTGCTCCTACTACTTTAACAATAGATTGTGAAATGTTGACGGTTGATGATGTTTCAGCAGTAACTTTTTTAACTCCTGTACCTACTTCATCGCCACAAATCAGATTATTAATAACTTATTTTTCAAGAGCTATAACATCTTCCTCAGTTGCAATTTATTTAACTGCTGAAGAAGCTGTTGCTGATGTTAATAGATATGATATTTCTGCTATAGGTGCTGTAGGTAAAATTGTATTTCAAAACAAATTCACATTAACAGACGTAGTATTTAGAAATGTACCAGTGTTTGATTTTGGTGAGGTTAATTATGATGGTCATAGCTTTAAACTAAGTGCTGCTACTGGTACTGCAACATTAACTTCTTCAGTTGTGGCAGGTTTTTTTGATAACTCCTACATTGGCGGTTCTTATGTTGGTAATGGCGGAGTAGGTAGAATTATATCTGTTGGCTCTGCAACTGTTTTAACTTTGTCGGTTCTAACTACATTTACAGATATTGCTATTCAATCAGGTAAGAATGTTGTGGTAACTAAACCTGCTTGGAGTGATGAAACTGCTGGTGTCGCTGGTTCAGCTAAAGGATGGCCAAAAAAATGCTCTTCATATCAATCAAGAGCTATTTTTGCGTCAACTGAGTTATTACCTAATGGAGTTTGGTTATCTGTTATTAATAACTATGCAGATTTTAATGATTTAGAAACAGATGATGATTCTGCTATTAGTTGGTATCCAACAAGTAATAATGTGAATGTTATTAAGTTTATTGTGCCTTACAGGTCACTAACAATTCACACTAATAGCGGTATTTATTCAACTCCTTTACTTCAAGATTCAGCGATAACACCTAAGAATTTTAGTTTGACTTTGCAAGATTCCACACCAGCCACAGTAGTTTCACCGCGTGCTATTGATAATCAGATTATTATTTTATCGGGTAACGATGCTCATACTATGACTTATGATGGTATGAATAATGCTTATACGTCTAATTTAATCTCGGTAGTTAATGAGCAAGTAATAAGAGATCCTATTGATGAGTCAGAGTTCAGAGATTTAAGTCAAGCTGGTTCTCGATATATGTTTGTAGTTAATAAAAGCGGAAGCTTAGCTATATACCAAACCATTATTGAGGAAAAAATTTCAGGTTGGACTACTTCAGTTTTAGAGCAATCATATGGCACAGCAAAATTTAGAGCTGTAACAAGTAATTTTGATGGTCGCTTATGGTTTATGAATGAAAGAGAACTGGCTTCTGCATCGGCTACTATTGCTATAACAGCTTTTAGTGGTAATGAAATGACTGCCACTGCTAGTAACTTTGAAGTTCAAACTGTCACAGCATTAAAATTTACAGTTGTTGGAGCTGCCTTTATTACAACACCTCAAATTACAACTAGTGTTTATTATTGGACTGTAGGTATAGATGCAAATACTTTTATAGCATATCTAACTCAAGCAGATGCGATAGCCTCAACTAATCCAATAGCTATTGAAGCTACTGCTACAATTGGCGGAACTACAGTTGAGCCTTGGCCATTAGTAACAAGACTTGAAGTTGAAGAGTTAGCAAGCAGTGGTGTAGTTGATGGAGCTGGAAATTATTCAGGTGCTTTAACAAGCACATTAACAAGTGCTGCTAGATTCAATGCTCAAGAAGTTAAGATTCAAGGCAAAGTAACTGGCCTAGAAGATAATGGTTATGGATTTGAAGCTATTGGTTTTGGTGATGAAATTCAGGTGGTGGCTCACGGCCTACCAGTTGATATAACTCAAGCTGAATATGGCTTTCCTATAGAAACTATTATTGAGCCAATGCCTTTAAGTATTTCAATGGGCAAGCAAATACAATCTAGTAATTTAGCTAAGCCTAAGCATATTAAGTACGCTTCATTTATGGTGAATGAGACTATAGGTGGTACTGTTAATAATGTGCCGATAGCAGTAAATAAATTTAATCAAGTTGGTTTTGGTGTTCCACCTACACCGATGACTGGCTTCTTTGAGTTTTCTGTAGCAAAAGGATGGGATGATTTCAATAATCCTACATTTACAATCAAGCACAATGAGCCATTTAACTTTAGGTTGCTTGGTATTTTCTATACTTTGGAGATCTAGTTATGGCAGCAGCAGCAGCAATGGTAGCAATTCAGATAGCCGGTACTATGATGAGTGTTTTTCAAGGCGCTAATCAGAGAAGCATAATGGAAGCCGGAAGAGCAGTTGAGCATGACCAACTACTTACTAACTTACAGATGTTAAACGCACAGTCCGCTCAGGAATCATTAGCAGAGATGAAACAGTTGCGTGAAAATATTGGCTCTCAGATTGCTATACAAGCAGCTAGAGGCACAGCAAGTGGCGCAGGTAGTGCCGCTTCATTACAAGCACGCTCTAAAGGTAAGTTTGGTGAGGACGAACAGTCAAGACGACTTAATTTATTAGCTAAACAATCAGCTCTTAAAGCAGCGGATTCTATGTCAGGCTTTAATACTTTAGCTGGTGAGACTAAGTTAGGCCAAGCTGTATCTGAAAAGATCTTTAATACGATCGGAACTAAATCAACCACTGACTACTTTTTTGGTGGCGCAAAGAAGGAAAGTAAGTAATGGCTGATAAATTACCTGAATTTGAAAATCAAGTTAAGTTACAACCAACTTTATTACCTCAAGGTATTGGTCAGGCAGCCGCAAAATTTGCTGCTTCTAATACCTTTCTTGGAGATTTAGGGGCTAAGATAGCTCAAACTTCCTCAAATGCAATTAATACTCAAATGGGTTATGAAGCTGGGCTTAATCCTGATGGCTCAAATTTCATACCTATTACTGATGCTGATAAAGTTTGGAAGGAGTCCTATGATTCAGCTTCTTCAATGAAGCTAAGTTCTGATTTTCAACAATTATCTTTAAAAGCTCAGGCTGAAGTAAATAAATTAGATAAGATTACTGATGAATCTCAAGCAATTTATTTGCAAACTATGACACAGGGCATGGAAGAAAATCTTAATCTTGCTCCTGCTAGTATACGTGGAAAGTTGAAACAAAATTATGAAAGTCACTTAGCCTTAAGTGTATCTAATATTGAAAATAAAAAGATTGAGCAAGACAAAGCACAAGCTAAGTCTCAAACTATTGCAGATAATAGAGGCATAACAACAGAAATTTATGATCAAGGCTATAGTGGTCATCCTGAAACTTCCATAAGACTTAACAATGAATCCCTAACTAATACTGATAACTTAGTTAAGACTGGTGGTTTAACGCCAGTTCAAAAAGAAACTATAGATTCGGGCAATAGAATTAGTATGTGGTCAGGAATTTTTGGAGGCAAAGCTGAATCTGCTAGGGTACAAGAAAGAAGTGGATTAGTTGAAGATAGAGATTCTTTAGGAAGATATTTGGATTCTTTGCAAGGCACAATGGATGGTTTGAAAATTCCACCACAGGAACAGCAAGCAATAACATCTAATGTCATGTCTAGCTTGAAGAATACTCTTCTAGCTAAAGAGCGTGAAGATACTTCTAAAGGTTTAACGTTCACTCAAAATTCAGTTAAGGGTTTGACATTACCGACAGACATTGCAGAAAACTATGAGAATATGCCTACAGTAAAAGCGCAGGCATTAGAGATCGCGGATAGTAAAAGAAGAAATTCAACTAATTCTTCAGCTCAGAGGATACAGAATTTAGTAGCTAATCCAACTAGCCAAGCTGCCTACTTAAACGCATCTACAACTCAACAGAACCAAGCATTTAATCTTAGTGTTTCTAATCGTATGCAATCTGATGGCATTAGTCTTGAAGAAGCAAGAATACAGATGGGCGGAGATTTTTCTGGGCCAGTTAAAATAAATATAGATACGATTAATTCAGATGCTCATCAAAAAGATTCTTCTTCAATACAAAAAGCCATTACTGTTTATGATGGTATACAAAAAATAAATAAGAATAATACCGTTGGAGTAACACAAGATACTATTGAGCGTATGGAATCTTACAAAGCTAATTCTTATGTAAGTAGCAATCCTCAACTTGCTGCAAATCAGGTATATGAAGATTTTGATTTTAAAAGTAAAGATCAACAGGAAGCAGTTAATAAAGGTTGGCGTGCTGCTTTAGCTAAAAATATTGGCAGCACTATCAAAGAGCAAAATAGTGCTACAGAGAAAGCTATGAATGATGCTACGGGTAAAACCGTAATGAACATTGATTTTATGAGAGATGAGTTTCTTAAAGCTACTAAAACTGCATGGAGTCATAATAATATGAACTTTACAGCAGCGTGGAATGCAGCGTCTCAAAAAATGAAACAAACTACAGGCTTTGATACTACGTGGTCTGGAACTAGTAATTTCCCTGATAATCTATTTAGACAGAAAGGCATAATTACTAATCGACCTATACAAGATGCTTTTGGTGTAGGCCCTCATAACCCCGGATTAATGCAAACATTTATTGTTTCTCATGCTAAAAATATCTTTGATAATTTTAATTCAATAAGTGATACAACAAAATTTAGAATGATTAAACGTAAAACAAATCTTGAAGAAGCAGGGATTATAAAAGAAAATTTAGATCTTAATCCGTTTTTTCCAATGGACTCACCTGCAAAGGATAGGCAGTTTAATCGAGAAGAAGAGCAAACGAAGTATGATCACTTTTTGCATGGTCAAAATATTGAGTTTGATATAATTGATAAAAATCAAGTTAGGTCTAGGCATACGATTTATCTTGTTGCTGATGATACAATATCTGAAAGAAAAGATGGAACTATTAAAGGTTGGAACTTGTGGACTATGGATAGCAAAGGGGCTTCCACCTCGTTATCTAGTTTACTTGGGAAAATAGACGCTCCATCTTTACAACTTAATAAAAAAGATGTTTGGGGTAGATATATTAAACATGTAGGCACAGGTACACCTTCTGAAAAAGCTGGTCAGTATATTGATAGAAGCTCACCGGAAAACTTTGAAGGGAACCCTTTTAAAACTACTACTGATATAGCTACCGCGTTAATGAAATTTAGACACTTCCTTAGCTTGGACTAATATGACTCAACAAAAACATGAATTAAATAAAGATGCTTCAAAGTGGGTTAGTTATGTTATTGACAAAACTGGCCTTAATGAAAAACAAGCATTAGCTTTAATGGGCAATCTGTCTATGGAGTCTTTAGGGCTTCATAATACACAAGAGTTAGACCCAACTGTAAAAGGTTCTAAAGGTGGGACTGGTTGGGGACAATGGACAGGGCCAAGACGCAAACAGTTTGAAGCATTTGTTGATAAAAATAATCTTGATATAAATTCTGATGAAGCCAATGCTAAATTTTTAGTTAATGATTTAAAAAATACAGATGGGAAAAGTACAGTTCCTAATTTTTTGAATTCCTTGAAAAAAACTTCAACAACAGATGAAGCTAACAATCTTACTGTAAATCAATATCTTTTCCCTAAAAACAGAGATACATTAGATACTAGAAAAGGGTTTATAAATGAATTATCAGATGTTTTTAATTCAAGTAAGAATCAATTTCAAGAAGATAAATATGAACCATCTTTTAAATTACCTGATGTTGTTCAACCTGACTTAACTGACACACCTCAAGAACCAGTAGAAGCACCATCTTATGAGCCTACACAAGAAATAAAACAACCTGAGATTCCTTTAGAACAACAGCAAGAAGCTCAAAATGATCTTCAAGAAGATGTTATAGGTTATACAGATGAGAACGCCATTAAGTTAGGTGGTGAGGCATGGGAACAATTCTATACGCAAACTGGTAATGTTGGTTTAAAAAAGCCTTTAACAACTCAAGATTTTAATGACTCATCTAAAGCCTACGGGCCTAATACAGTCCAAACAAGCAGTACTCTGCCTCACATTGTTGATGTTAATAAAAAGCATGAGTTATCTGATAATAGCTGGAGTGTAAAAGGTGCGCCTGATGCTCCTGAAGTGGGACTAGGTATTTTCTCTACAGCTTTAGAAACTATAAAAAGAAATTCTTTTGTTGGAAATATTGCTCAAGAACAAAGTTTCCGTAATGCTGTACTTGATGATAGTGGTGACGAAGCTCCGGCTGGCTGGACTTGGAAAACTGATTTAGAACCTATATTAGAAGCTACCCCTAGTGAGTATTGGAATAGATTTTTATATGCTAAAAATCCACGCCAAAGAGAAAATATTATTAATTGGATTCATGATCAAGAAGTTAAAAATGAACAGTATGATAATGGTAGTTATATAGGTGCTTTTGGTGGGGCTGTAATAAGTGGTTTATCACCTGAGATCTTATATCCTCTTGGCATGGCTATGAAGTCAGCTAAAATGTCTACAACAGCTCTTCATTTTAATCTAGCGGCTTCTACCGGAATTGCTATGTCAGCCATATCCCATAACTATTTAATGCAGACCACGGTCGCTACAGGGAACCTATCTGATTTTGCATACGATACTTTTATAGATACAACCGCTGGCTTGTTGTTTGTTGGTGCTAGTAATGTTCCAAGACTAGCTAAAACTTTGGGAGATAAACTTGATGGATGGTCAATCAATGCTAGGAAACAAGCAAAGTATGGCAGCCAAGGTATAACACCTAAGTTTAAATTACTTGAAAATGGCACGATTGATACTAAAAATCCTTATGTTGCTGACGTAGCTGGGGCCGATAATTCAACTCAAAGTGTTGGTGCTGCTGAAGTTGCAGAGGCGCATGAGTTTTATCAATCTGGATTATCTGAAGAAGGTTTATTTAAATGGATTGGTTTTAGGAATATAGCTAAATGGATATCACCACAGTTCAAAGGTTTAAATAGTGGTAACTCAGTAGTTAATTTCATTACATTAAGAACTGATGATACGGTTATTAAAACTATTGGTAATAAAGATATTCAAGCTAACCCAATAAATTTTTTATCTAGGTTTGCATACTACAATGATAAAACCTCTCAGGCTGCTGGCCAATTATTATCTTTGTTTTATGAAGCAAATGGTATGGGTGCTGGTCAGAATAATGGTGATGCTTTAAGAAGAGCCGCTACAAGATTATCATCGGGCTTAGATATGGATTGGGATGCTTTCGGTGAAGAAGTGATACTAGCAACTATTAACGGTTTGGCTCACTCTAATCCTAAAGTTAATGAAGCAGCAGCTCTATTTTTTAATGAGCAGCTAGAAACCTTTACTAGATTCGGTAAGATCTTTAATTACCCTACGAATGAAGCATTTGTTAAGACTGCTAATCAATATGCAAACATTGTTTATGACAGACATGAATTAAAAAAACGTCCTAAAGATTTCAGGGATATGAGTATTGCTTCACAGATAGAAAGAAATAAATTAATCAATGTTCACATGAATCCTATTAATGAAATGGTTGAACATCTTGCTTCATTGAAAGATCTTAAAGCTGAGCGAGAACTTGATATAGCTTTAACTCCTGATGAGCTTGCTGCTGTAGATACTAAGATTAAAACTAAAGAGACTTTATTTAAAATAGCTGAGTCGCCTGAAGATAAGGCAGCTATTAAAGCTGAGATTCTTGAGTTGAAAAAAAGCAGGCGCAGAAAAGGGGTGTTCTCTTTAGCTGATAGAGGTGAAATGGACTTCGATATTGAAGTTGCAAAAGCTAATCTATTAAATGAGAGAAGAAAAGTTGCTGATTTAGCAAGAAGCACTCCTGAAACTACTATGGCTATTGAAAACTTTGACGGTGTATCTGGTGAAGATTCGTTAGCTATTCAAGGCATTTTAGAACCTAAAAAGAAAGCTGAAGCTGAGCATTCTAAAAAGAAACGAAAAGTTGCTCTATCTGAAAATGCTGAAAAGAAGATTAAAAAAGAAATTGTTGCGTTAAAAAAGAAGAGAGCATTAGTAAATGAAGAAACTTATGTCTCAACTGATAAAAATAAATCAAGACGAGATCGTAAGCATAAAATATTTAATGAAAAATTAAATGCTAAAAAAGAAGCTTTGAATAAAGAGATTCAAAAAGCAGAAGAAGCTTTAGTTAAAAACAATGCTAAAAAAGATATTGCTTTAAGTGAGGCACAAGAAACTGAGCGAAAAGTTTTAGAAGAGCAACATAAAATTAATGTAGCAATTGATTCTAATCAATATCACCAAAAGTTAACTCGATGGATTGGTGAGCCGGATAAACCATTTGCTAAACGAGTATTACGTGACCCTAACAATCTTTATAAGTTCCATAAGCCTTATGCTGCAAACGAAATGGATAGCAATGCTAGATCTTATTTAGAAGCGATACTAGGTACTTCTGATGGAGATATTACAGCAGATATAATGGGTAGCTTATCTGGTATGTCTAGTGAAAACTCA